CAGCGAGCCTGTCGGCCTGCTGCACACCGAAGATTCACCGGCGCAGACCTCGATTGTAGCCTTCCAAACTGGCGGGCCCGAAGCCTTCAAGCCGCGCGCCTACTGGTCTTCAACGCAGCGCTCCGCCGGCAGCGCATTCTACATGTACTTCGATGGTGGCGATCAGGGCAGCCTCGGCAAGTTCAGCGAGCTCCGCGTCCGCCCCGTCCGCAGCACGCTTATTGATTAATTCATTTATTCAATCCGGCCGCTTGCGGCCGGTTGCTCTTGGAGAGCAAGCCGATGTCAATGCACACGGATTTGAGTATCTACAAAAGTTCGCTCGGCCTGCTACAGATGGCCACGAATCTCACCCGCAACATTCCCCGAGATCTCAAGCAGTCTCTCGGGAAGCGCGTTATTGATGAGTGCATCGACGTGCTGATGTTGATTGCCCGGGCTAACTCGACTCGGGACAAGAAGCCACACTTGACCTTGCTTGTTGAAAAGGTCCAGGTGATCGAGTTCCTGATGCGGCTTTTCAAAGAGAGTCGATTTATCAGTGTCGGGCAGCATGCGACGGCGATAGAGGTCACATCCTCCATCGGCAAGCAGGCCACTGCCTGGAAGCGCAACACCCCAACCGCGCCCGCCATCTGAGAGTTACGGCTTTCAGGTCTGTGCGAATTGAATCTGGTCGTGCCGCTGACCTCTGGGTCACCGCCATGCGCATCAGAGATACCGACGGTCTAAAGCGTCCGTGCAGGTCTCGCGCAGTTTCCTTGCTAATCGGCTATGCCTTCGGCTTGGCGACGTAGATAGCACGATAGGTCGCAGCGCTCCGCCAACAACGCATTCAACATGAACTTCGATGATGGCAATCAGAACAACAACGACAAGAACAACGAGCTCCGCGTCCGCCCCGTCCGCAGATTCAAATGTTGGTCCTTACCCGTTCAGCGAGCTTGTTCAGGCTTACTACGATTGCCGCCGCACGAAGCGCAACAGCGCCAGTGCATTGGCTTTCGAGATGAATCTGGAACGCAACCTGATCGGTCTACACGACGACCTGCTCGCCGGCACTTACCGGCCAGGCCGATCGATATGCTTCGTGGTCACCCGGCCGAAAGCCCGCGAGGTTTGGGCGGCTGCGTTCCGTGACCGCGTCGTCCACCACCTGCTGTACAACCGTGTAGCACCGCGCTTCTACGCCAGCTTCATAGCGGACAGTTGCGCATGCATTCCCGGGCGCGGCACCTTGTACGCCGCGAAACGGCTTGAGGCGAAGATCCGCAGCGTCAGTCAGAACTGGTCGAAGCCCTGCTTCTATCTGAAACTGGATTTGGCCAATTTCTTTGTCGCAATCGACAAAGAGGTCCTGCGCCGGCAGTTGGCCGCCAAGATCACCGAACCATGGTGGCTGGCACTCGCTGAACAGATCCTGATGCACGACCCGCGCGAAGACTACGAGGTGCGCAGCCCTGCGCACTTGTTCAACCGGGTACCGCAACACAAGCGCCTCACCGCGCAGCCGGCGCATTTGGGCCTGCCGATCGGCAACCTGTCGTCGCAGTTCTTCGCCAACATCTACCTCGATGCGCTGGACCAGTTCGCCAAGCACACGCTCGGCGCCAAGCATTACGTTCGCTACGTAGATGACTTCGTGTTCCTGCACGAATCCCCGCAGCAGCTCAATGCTTGGAAGGCCGAGGTCGAAGCATTCCTGCCGACTCTTGGCGCCAGACTGAACCCGACAAAGACCGTCCTGCAACCGGTCGAGCGCGGTGTCGACTTCGTTGGTCACGTCATCAAGCCGTGGCGGCGAACCACCCGCAAGCGTTCGCTGGCTCAGGCCCTGAAACGAACCGCAGCCGCGCCGGCCGAAGACCTACGGGAAACGGCCAACAGCTACTTCGGCCTGCTCAGTCAGGCCAGCCACAGCGAGAGAGATCGCGAGAAGCTGGCCAATGTCGTGCTGAAGCGCGGGTATAGCGTCAATTCGGCGCTGAGCAAGACCTATAAGAAGGCGGACGCAGTTCAGCCCCGTAGGCCAGATCACGCCAACGCGCCAGGTCGGCAATAAGGCCGAGCCCAGCAAGGGCCTGCTCTTCAAGCTGTTCATCGGAAAGACTGAGCAACCGTACTACCTCTTCCCCGATCAACCTGATCGCCATTACATCGGTTTTCGCATTCATCGCCACCACCGTCAGGTTTGTGCCTGCCTCAGATCATCCGCCAACTTTATGAACCACGCCACCGGGAGGCCCTATGCCATCCACAGGAAAGCTCGCCGCAGGCTACATGGAGCTGCATTTCTCTTGCGAGATCTGCAAGCGACCTCGCAGCAAAGGCAACCACGACAAGTGCTCAAAAGCCCGGCAACGGGCTCATGCACAGAGGAATGAGCCATGACAGCCAAACTATCCCCTGACTCGATCGGGATTATTTTCACGATGCACGCGGCCGGGCATCCCGTTGATCAAATCATGGACGCTGCTGGATGCTCCTACGCCTCCGTCGTGCGCTACCTGAACAACGCCGGGATTGTGCTAGGCAACAAAGGCCGGCGCCGTGAATGCACCGACGAGTACCTGAACATGGCGCTGGATATGCGCGCCAACGGCACGAAGTGGGACGACATCGAGGCGCACATCGGCTTTTGTCGGCAGACGTTCCAAACGTGGATCAGGGCTACGAGGGCTCAATCATGCTGACGAACTTCATCACTGCCTGGGCGTTGCTGTCGGTGCTGGCAGTCATTGCCGCATGCTGCCTGTTCCACAACGGGTTATCGGATAGCTGAGGGCGCCACCCATAAACGGCAAGGAGCTTTGGAAATGATATGTAGAAAATCGATGTCTGACTGCATGACGCCAGGGATGTGTTCGCCTCACGGTGGATGCCGAGACGCCGCCCAATCCGAACTCGCTGCTTTGCGGGAAGAGCTGGCAGACTGCAAGCGAAGTAATGACATCATTCGCAATCAGCGACCATCGGAGATTTTCGAGCAGCGCCTTGCGGACGCCGAGCGGCGGAATGCGGAGCTTGAGAAAGTGTTGTCGCCTTTTGCCAACTATGCGGCAAACGCGGGTTGGTTACCGACTTTCAGCGTGCGCACATCTAAAGGGTTGTTTGACATAACGTCGGATGACTGGCAGGCGTGCGCCGCCCTAAAACCCACCGAATCGGGAGCAAGCGACCATGACCAATAAAACCGTAACCATGTCGCGGGAGCTGGCGGAAAAACTGGCGCTACCCGTGATTGATGGTGAAAAACTTCTACCTGACCGGTTTCAGGCGAGAGCAGAACTTGCGTCCCTTCTCGCCGCCCCAGTCGTCGAGCGCCAAGAGCCGGTGGCCGAAGTTGATCGTCTTTATCAAGGCTATCTGAAATGGACTGCATGGGGTCAACTTGAAAGCCCAAGGCTGCCTGATGGTACGAAGCTCTACACCTCGCCGCCCGCGCCGGTAGCGGCTGACGAACTGCAAGCGATTCAAGATCGCCATGAGGCATGGATGGGCGGTGTAGAAAACGGGAAGGCGTCGGTAGCGGTTGTGCTACCTGAGCGCCGAGATAACTACCCCGATACCAATGCGGAGTGGTATCAGGCCCACGGCTGGAACGCCTGCCTCGACAAGGTCAAGGAGCTGAATCAATGATCGCCCTCGCCTGGTTCTACTTCATCTACGTCCGCTGATCCCTTCAGTTGTATCCCCCATAAAATCTTAACTCCGCCACGAAAATCTTAATTTTCGGCGCTTTCCCTCAATTTTAATTAACGAAACCCCATTCCCAAGCTTGCCGCCCCGCGCGGCCGGAGCATCCAATGTCTCGCATTGAAGAAAGAGAAGGCTGGAACCTGGCTGATCAGTTGATCGCGGCCGGGCGCCAAGTAGATGAACGATTCGGCGGCGTCGAGCGCGTCATCGCCAATATCGAAAAGACCGCCTCGCTCAGGCCAGAAGGCTACCGGGCTGGCATCCAGAAACGTATCGAGGTGGAACGCCATGGCAACGTTTGACGTACACGAAAGACGCCCAGACGGCGCGGTCGGCAAGCTGCTCGACGTGATCGACCGCCAGCCAGAACAACGCAAGGCCGGCCAGTTCGTCGAGTTCGACGGCGAGATGCACAAGGTCATGACCGGTATCCGTAACTTCATCATCGTCACCCAAGAGCGCTGGGCGCGGGTGTCGGCTGCTAGCTGGAGGAAGGCATGAGTGACTTGATTTGCAGGAGAACAATGCGCCGCTGCGACACATCCGGCATGTGCTCACCGCACGGCGGTTGTCAGGCCGCCCCAAGCGCAAAAGAAGCGATGGACGGCATGACCAAACAGGACTGGGAAATCATCGGCCTGAAAGCCACGGTCGCCCAGCAGGCCAAGATGATCGAGCACCTGCGCGGCGGGCTCACTCCGGCATACACCGCCGCCGACATGACCACCGCTGCGGCGCAAGGGTTCAGGGATGGGGCGGCGAGCGTAGCTGTGATCCTTCCACCGAGGATGATTGACCGATCCGTGGACAAGTATGCTGACGGGTTCAACTACGCCATGGGGATCGCTAAAAAAGCCATCATCCGTGCTGGCGGGAGCGTGAAGGAATGACCGACGAATCCGAAATCATTTACGTAGAGGGGCTGGGCAAGATGCTTGGCCGAACTGAGGCGTCGGTCAGAGAGGGAATGCGCCGGGGCGTGGACTGGCTGCCCAAGAGCTTCAAGATGGGAACCAGGCACTGCTGGCTGAGGCGGGACGTGCTGGCCTTTCTACTGGCCTGTCGGGATGGTGAGAACAAAGCGGTGAAGGTTGGGCGGAAGCGGTTGCCGCCGCCGACACTGCGCGGGGTGGTTTGATGCTACCCCAGCTTCTCGGCGAGGTCGTTCGGGCACAAATGCGTGTACCGCTTCAACTGGGACAGGGTTTTGTGGCCAGTGATGGACGCAATCTCCATTACCGAAAGCCCCCGCTCGAACAGGCGGCTCGTCGCCTCATGGCGCATATCGTGAAGGCGGAGGTCTTTGATCTTCGCCGCCTCGCATGCCAGCGCGAAATAGTTGCTCACGCTGTCCAGCTTCAAGTGAAAGAACCTACCGCCGTCAATTGGCGTCGGCAATCCCTCCAGGAGCTCCACCGCTCGCTTCGATAGCGGGACGGACCGGCGCTCGCCGTTCTTCGTGTCTTCGAGGAATGCAACTCTCCCCCTGATTTGATCTTTCCTGAGCATCACCAGTTCTGACCGGCGCATGGCCGTCTCAACTGCCAGCTCAATAATCACAGGCATCTCGGCGTTCACTTCGCCGGCATGCTTGTAAAGCGACTTCAGCTCCGCAGTGCTCGGCCGTCGCTCCCGCTGCTTGCTGCCCTTCGGCATCCGAATAGCGGTGCACGGGTTTTTCAGTCCTTGAATCCCCCAGTCCTTTGCGGCAACCGTATAAAGGTGGCTGATCAGCGCCAGATTGAGCCGGACTGTTGCTGTGGACTTGCCGGCCTTGAGCTCGGCGTCGCGGTATGCGGCCATGTCGCTGGAGCGGATCGCGGCCAGTGACGTCGAAGCCCATTCCGACTTCTGCCACTTCTTGGCCCTGACCTTCTCCTGCGCCGAACCTTTCTTCGATTCACTGACCTCGTTAACGTACCGCGTTAAGGCCTCATCGAGCGTAGTGCTCTCTGCCTCGCGCGTGTCGACGAATCTCGAGCGTGACATGTCACCCTCGATCTCGGCGGCCCATCGCTGGGCTTCTGCCTTGGTGTCGAAGGTGGCTGAAAGTGTCGGGTATCCTTTGCGACGGATCTGGGCTCGCCAGGCGTCACCGCGTTTCTCGTAATAGGCCATTGGCGGATATTGGCGGGTGCTTGGGGGAATCGCAAGAGAAGCCATTCCCCCAGATTTCCCCCAAATACAAAAAAGCCCCGGGGCGGTTAAGCACTCGGGGCCTTTAAATATGGCGGAGAGATAGGGATTCGAACCCTAGGTACCGGTGAAGGTACAACGGATTTCGAATCCGTTTTCAGCCCAAATGATCATTGGGCGAAATTCCAGCGACCCCCTTCAGGGCCTAACTTTCGACGCATACCGACACAATACCTTTCCACATGATTTGGGGGAATGATTGCACCAAATTTCCCCCACCAATCAATTTGCCGGGAGTCGGTCTGCCTCATCGAGCTATAAACCGCTAACCGCCGAGGCATTTCGGTAACATTTGTCGTTGCGCCGAGTAAACCAATAATTCTGGTGGATTCACTATTTCCCCAACCCGTCGTAAGCCTGCTCGCATGTCACTCCGCGGGCTCTGGCTTGGTCAGCAACTTCAGCCAGGTCGCCCGCTCGCTGGTCAGCGCGCTTAAGCACGTCGGCAAGCACCATTGCGGCGCTGGTAGCTGCCTTGCTTGCGGCGGCAGTGCAGGAATTGCCGCTTGCTTGACTGGCTGCGAGGCGAGCGGTAAGGCTGTCGGCTGCTCCGCGCAGGCTGTCAGCAGAATTGCGAGCGGCAACAGCGTCAGTAGTTGCTTGATCGATGAGTCGTTGGCCATCTTGCACCGCCTTGTTGATTGATTGCTGATAGGCCTGCTCCTGTGCCCGGGCGGAGGCCTCGTTTTCGGCCTTGGCCAGGCCGTCCCTGGTGTCTCGAGCGTTCCATTGCGCCTGCCATGTTGCGTTTGTGACACTCACGCCGTGGTGGTAGACGCCGAACAGCGCGGCGGCCACCAACAGCACCGCAGCTATATAAGGAAGGAGGCGTATCCAGATTTGAGGCATGTTGTATACTCATAAGTGAGGCCCCGGGGCGGCGCGGGGTTTGTGCTACTAGTGATGGGCAGCATCTTGGCGGATCGATCTGATCAATCGCAAAGCCAAGACCGCAGAACCATTTCACTGCCGCATAATTTCTAAGCCAGCACTTTCAGTGCTGCACTGTAAAAGGCTTGCCGTTCGGTCAAGCCATTGACCCCGCCGTTGATGCGCTTCGTTACTCCTACAAAATCTTGAGAATCGGCCAAGGCGTTCAGATTTCTTGAATTCCAGAACCACGCCGCCGATTTGCAGGCCCACTCGGCCTGCTCGAGCAGTTCCGGCGTCCGCAACAAACGATCGTCACCGAACAGCGCCTTGCTGCATGCCAAGTAGTTGTCGCGCCCAGTGACCTGAATCAGGCCACGCCCGCGATATTTCTGCCCGTCCCCATCAGCCTCCAGCGTGTTTCCAAGCCGCTTTGCCAGCGTTCCTGTGTCGTACTTGCTCAGGTACTGGTCGCCACCTAGTTCCTTCACATATCGGAATTGCCCAGACTCATGGCCGACCTGCGCGATGAACGCCGCCATCCTCAGACGCGTGTTGATTTGGAACCGATCCATAGCCAAATTCAGTGCAGACGCAAAAACGCCGGCTTGTTTGCCGGCGCTCGGGAGGATTTGCAGTAACTGCTGGGCGGTTATCGGCACGTCAAATCGCCTTGTACGGATTGATTTTGGTCGTCATGCCCTTCGTTTCTTCGGTGGTTCCGGCGTGACTGGGCTTGACCTTGAAGCCGATGCGAACGACGAATGCCCGGGTCTCGCTCCACTGGTGAACCCAATAGAAGCCATACCAGTGCTTTCCGCCGTTCTCGACAATCACGAATTGCCAGCCGGCTTGGCCGGGATGATCTTCGACGGTGTAGTCCCCGCGATAAGTGATCGTGCTGCCTGCCACGGGCGCCTGCCAAAGCTTGACGAAACGCATGTTGTTGACTGGATTACGGATCGCGGCCCACCACCACATCGCCCAGAACGAATCGACCGGCCATCCAAATGGCGTATTGGCCGCCCACCACCCACGTTTATCTCCGAGCAAGCCGTCATAGTCGTTGCCGAACAGCCACACCCAGCGCGGCAAATTAACGATCGGGCGACCATCGCTGCCGCTGACGTCTGGAACACGGAAAGGAATGGCTGCCGCTACAACGAACAGCCCCAACAGGTCGAGAACCACGTTCGACACCAGCAGGAAGACCCACTGAGCGAGCGCCTTGCAGATATCGAGCATGTCTTTCTCCAGGCATAAAAAAACCGGCAATTCGCCGGACAGATCAATATGCAGCTATGGCCGATCAACTATGCAGTTGGCGGTGCCAGCGAGGACACGGTGAGATCCATGCCGTCACTTGGCTGGACTGGCCATGTCACTGTGGTTGGCCAGCCTGCTTGGGTAGTCACCCTCCCCAGTAAGATTGCGTAGTTCTTCCACCTGGTGTATTGGGCTTTGCGCAGGACGAACTCCGCCTGTTCTTCGGGTGTTGCCGCAAACTCTTCCATACCCTCGACGCCGACATAGTCCATGGAGTCCTGAAGGATGGCGATGCGCTTGGTGAGTGCAGCCTTCTGGGCCTCGGCGAGCTGTTTGAACCCGACTAGCTTTGAGCTTTGAGCGGCGAGAATTTCGGCATAGGTTGGCGGTGGTACTTCTGGCTCTGGAGGCGCAACAAACACACCGTTTACGTACGACCAGCCAAAGCCAACGGTACTGTCTTCTGGTAATTCAATTGCAAGGAACCCCTCAGGCGGAGCCCAACCAGATTCGACGGTTCCGTCCCACATGACCACCCCTGTAACTAGGTGCGTGGCTTCTTCGATCAATGCATACCTGCCCATATCACTCACCACTCAATAATAAGAATGCCAGGAAGACCGTTGCCGCCGTTTGCGCCAGGGGCTGGAGCTGCTGACACATATGCACCGCCTGCCCCGCCGCCGCCAGCCCCATAACCGTGACCGGTAGATCCAGCAAGGCTGCTGCCGCTTGAACCGCGTGATACTGGCCCAGCTGCGCCGAATGGCCCGCTTGCACCTTGCCCACCGTTGCCCCCTGTGGCTTGGTTAGCGGCGAAAGCGTTGGTATCTGAAGCCGGGCTGCCACCAGGGAATCCAGCGCCGCCAGCCGCTCCGCCGTAGTTGTTCGGGACAGTTGAGCCGCCGCCACCCAGCAGGCCGCCTGCCCCTGCGTTCAAGATCAGCAACGAACCGGCCGCCCCGAGCTGGGTCACGGTGCCAACGGTGGCGTTGTTGACCGTCGCCGTGCCGCCAGTACCGCCCGCACCGATTGTTACCGGGATGACTTGGCCAGGGGTTACGGAAATCGGAATTCGAATCGCTGGCTGACCTGCCCCGCCGCCGCCGCCTCCCGTGACGAATGAAATGGCGTTCGTCGCCAAGGTGGCGCCACCGCCACCGCCGCCGCCGCAACCAGATACATAGATGGTCGTGATGCCCACCGGCACAGTGAAGCTTCCGCTTGCGGTATAGCGTGCTATACCAGCTGGAGCATCACGCAACTGGGCGATGTAAGATGCATATGTGCGCAGGTAGTCATCGATGAGCGATGGCGATTCCGACCCTGCAGGGCTGTTACTGCCCGCAGTGGTCGAAAGGTCATTGATCGAAGAAGGGATAGGCATGTTTTTTCATCCCAATAAAAAAGCCCGCACAAGGCGGGCTTTAGTTGAGTGAGGGCGTTACGCCCCGGAGGTCTTAATGGACTTTGCGTTTACCGACTTCATGATCTGGAAAGGGATCATCCTAGTCGTTTTGGCTGTTATTTACGGGTTCTGGCAGGGCATCACTGGCCGTTGAGTAGCTGCGGCGCCAATAAAGGAAGCACTTTGTTGGCTTTTTCCGCGCCAATGGACAGCAAGCCGCCGCCCTGACTTGGAGCCCGTAGGAGCACGTCTCGTAGCGCATTGCTATTGAGGGCCGCATTCGCCCCTCGCCCTGCCGCCACGGCACCACCAAACAGCAGTGGAGACACAGCGCCAGTCCCTGCGCCAGCAGCACCAAGCCCGCCAAGAACAAGCCTCTGCATGGCACCATGCGGGCTTTCGCGTGATTTCAGGAACTGCGCACTAATGTCGGCCAGATCCTGCAACTCTGGGTTGCCGATGTTCTTCATGTTGGCCAGACGGGCGATGGAGATATCCCCATCGGCGCCGTTCTGCGCCATCTTTTTCAGATCGAGCATGGTCCCGTACTGCTGACGGACCTTCGCGAACTCGGCGGCATCCTCTGGTTTAAGTGACCGATTGAGTGCCCCCATTAATGACTTTTTCAGGTCGCCGGCATACCAGGCTTCAGGACTGTTGCGCTGGCCGATACGATCGAGGGTCTTCTTTATGTTGTACGCGGCTTGCCCATCGATCTGGCCGTTTGGGGCCTTAGCGGCGATCTCTTCGATCTGTTTCAGGATAATGTTGGCCTGCCCGCTTTCCAGCTCACTTGTGGCGCGCTGGGCGTGATCTGCCAACTCCTGAGTAAATGTCGGGTCTACCTTGACCGTGTTGTTTTGCAATACGGTGTCGAACTTGCTGCCGAGGTCGCCTTGAGCCTTGCGTAAGGCCATGGTGACATTGTCAGAGTCTTGGCCGAAGGTGCGTGACACAGCGCGATTGAGCTGGCTCTGCATCTTGTCGACGGTGGCGGTCCGGCCACTGAAAGGCATGTATTCAAGCGAGGCGGCCAAAGCGTTCATGGGCTTGCTGTTGACGAGGCGATCGGCAGGAACGCTAATGCCGAGATCCTGTGCCTTTTTCGCCAGCATGCCGACTTCCGGGGAGATCTCGCCGCCGCGCAGCGCCCGACCGATACCCCGAGCCGAGTTGCCAGCGATGGACATGGCGCCAGGGATAGCGCCGCCGACCATTGCACCAAGCCCCGCGTCTTCCGGGTTAACAATGCCAGCCGATGCGCCGCCAGTGATGGCGCCGCCAACACCTCGAGTCGCCAAAGCTGGAAGCCCCATCAGGCCTCCTACACGGAAGCCACCAGAGCCAATTGATTCAATCAATGGCTCTATCTTGGCCGCCCCAGGCAGTGCGCGCGCGGTGTTGGCCAATGCACCACCCATGCCGGCCGTACCGAGGATTTCAGTCCCGAGCTTGCCGCCTTTATAGGCCGTCGATTCTGGATTGGCACCCAGTGCAAACATCATCTCGTCTACAGCCGCTCGGCGCTGACGGTTCGACTCCAACGTCATGCCCTTGCCGGCCATGGCATCCTTGACGATATCGTAGGGAGCCATGAGCGTTGCGCCAATTGAACTGGCCCCGCGCCCCGCACCGGCCACCAAGTTCCCAAGATCGCCCATGAGCTCTTTTCCGGCATTGGCAGGCAGCCGATCAAGTAAAGTACCCATGCGGCCAGCTTGGTGCGCCGGCATCTGGACAGCCATTGGTGGAACTGGATCAGCGGCAGCCGGCATCATCGCTGCTGCTGGCTGCGCGTCATCCCACGTGATGCCGGAAGGATCGATCTGCGGAGCCTGTGGCGCGTCATCCCACTGAATCGAGCTAGGATCAATTGCCATACTCGATTCTCCCGTCCGAATACTGGATCACCTTACGGCCGTTCGCGTCCTTGCCGGTGCGGACGATGCTGGCTTTTTCCGCCTCTGGCTGCTTCGGAGCTTGCTGCGGTTGGCCGCTGTACCTGCCGATGATCTCCTCGAGCGCATCCATCGCGGCCGCTCGCTCTTCTGCAGGGATGGTGGAGTCACCCACTCGACCCGCCATTGTTTTGTAGTTTTCGACATCGACGTTAGATTGAGGCCCCTCCATGCGCGGCATCAGCATCAGCATGTTCCCGCCGATCGCGCCGAGCTTGGCGGCCTCTTTGGCGCCGGTAGTGGTGCGCCCGAAGAACCGGTTTGCTTCATCTACCTTTGTTCCAAGACCGCTTGCTGTCGCATTCGGCAATGATTGGCGCGCCTGAAAAATCAACTCTCCGAGCTTGCCCATGTTCTTCTGATTTTTCGCCGCAGCTTCGGCCAGAGCTCCACCCTGAATTTGCCCACCAGATTGGGTGATTGCCGGGCGCGCCTCGCCCGTCCCTTTATCGATCAGCATGTAGGTGCCGTCGCCGCCCTGCACCACCTGCGTGCGCTGGCCCATACGCTGGATGTTGTTGGCGTCCTGCAGAATGCTGTTCTGCTGCCTCTGATTGTTAACGCCAGCCCAGCCTCGTGCATTAGCCGCCTGCTCTGCTGGTGACATACCCATGGCAAAGCTTTGCCCGGCTTTCGGAATGGCAAACTGTTTGGCGGCGCCCGTGTCAATTAGTTGCGGCGCGACATAGGAGTCGATCGCGTTGCCAACTGGCCGGCCGTATTCGTCGTACTGCATGGTCTGCTTGCCGCCATCGGCGCTTGGAACTTCAACGGTGCGCGCCACCTTGCTCTTCGTGGCATTTGGCAGTTGGGCGTACTTGGCGATGTCGTCCGGCTGAAGCCCGAGTGCTGCGGCTTGCTGCCAGTCGAACGTGGTGTTGCCGTCTGCATCCTTGCCGTACAGGGTCGGGATGGTTTGGCGCTGCTGCTGGAGCAGTTGAGCTTTCTGGTTCTTGATGGCGTTGGAGCTGGCAGCCGAATATCCAGCAATACCGGACAGGCCGGCAGCGCCCAGCGTGTTGATTGGGCCATTGCGGCCCGCAGTGGCGGCAGCGCCAAATGCGGCAGCCAACAGGCCCTGACCTTCTGGGGTCTTCACGAAATCGAGTAGTCCGTCCATATCAGCCCCACATGGTCCGACGTTGAGCCATCATTTGCTGACGGCGAGCGACAAGTGGATCTTGAGCACCTTGGGCGATCTGACCCAAAGTTTGAGCACCGCCTTGCGGCATCGGCGCCAATGGCGGAGGGCTTTGTTCGCCTTGGCCTTGCGTCAGCAGGCCAGCCGTCTGCATGCCGGTATTCGCGGCAGACAAATAAGGCTGTGCAGCTTTCATGTACTGCCCGGCCTGAGCGCCATAGCCAGCCATGGTACTGAGCAGGCCCCCTGATTGTGCGGCGCCGGCCGTCGTTGCGGCTGTTCCCGCGCCCGCTCCGGCAGCTCCTGCGCCAGCGGCCCCTGCGGATGCGGCACCGGCCCCAGCAGCACCAGCACCAGCACCTGCTGCTCCAGCAGCACCTGCTCCCGCCGCTCCCGCACCAACGCCCAGCAACCCGCCACCGGTAGCGCCAGCCGCTGCACCCAAGGCGGCGCCGCGCAGTGGTTTTTTCTTATCCGAAAATGCACCAATGACGGCACCAGCAACAATCGGGATAGCTAATAGTGGGAGCATTATTTACCGCCTCCAGAAGATTTCGTTGATTGCGTCTGGCCAAGGCCTGAATCGAATACCCCGGACATGGCGGCGAGCTGCTTATAAGGAAGGTTTTGCTGATCCAGATAGCTCTGATACTGAGCATCAAGGCCCTGTTGGCTGTTGTCCTGATACTCCTGACCTACCTTCATCAGCTGGGAAGCATCCGTGTAGGCCTGGTTGCCGAAGGTAGGTGCCAGGTTGAGCATGTTGCCCATCATCTGGTCATTGCGCCCTGCGTAGTCGCTGCCCATGCTTGAGTTGAACTGGTTGTTCTGCTGCGAGCGACCCAATGCCGTATCGGCGAGGCCCGCATTGAACTGGTTGTTCTGGAGATTGCGCCCGAGCGCCGTGTCGTACATACCGGCGTTGAATTGATTGTTTTGCAGATTGCGGTTGATCTGGCTTTCGGCCAGTTGCTGCTGCGTCTGGTAGTCCTGCATGCGCATGCCGGAAGACGTGTTGGCCAGATTCTTGGTCAGGTCGTTGAGCGCGTTCGCCGTGGATGCCTGAGCCCCGGTATTGCCGAACGATCCAGAGTTAACCATTTGAGTGGTCAGCCCTGGAGCCACCGCATCGTTGTAGTTGCGTGTGATGTCGCCCAACGCCGCGTTAATGTTCTGCTGCAAATACGGGTTTGCTCCAGCGTACTGGTTGGTGCCGCCGTTGTCCGCCGACGAAGCAGCGCCAACGCCTGCAGATGGCGCGGCACCGCCAACGCCTGCCGAATAACCGTAAGGGTTTGCCGTCGCCGCGTTACCAGTAGCGATCCCGGTATGCACCGTGGTTCTGGCTTGGTCCATCAATGGATCGCCATGGAGCGTACGGTAGGCAATCATATTCGCCGAGGCGTTTTGGAAGTCATTCAGCCCAGCGACTTGCTGACCGCCATAGGGCTGATAGGGCTGATTGGCAAGCCCCATTGCCCGTTTGCTGTAAGCCGACGCAAGTGGCTTCAGTTCGTCAGGGATGGTCTGAACGGTGGTGCTTGAGCCCCCACCTCCGCCCTTATGCGGACGCACCACGTCACCACGGAAAGCGGGCAACGCACCAATAGCAGGACCACCAAATTCTGCACTGAGCTGTTCATGCAGGGCATCAATATTCACAGTTCAACCTCCAGGACTTGGTAGACCGGCGCGAATCCACAGCGCTGCCGATAGAGACGCTCCTGCGCTGGTTTGGCAGCGCAGCGCATGCGCAGACAGCCAAAGGCATGCGCCATTGCTTTCAGTTCATCAAAGAAGCTTTCAAAGCTGCCGTGTGGTGCGTACAGCTCGTAGACGTACAAGACGCGGAAGTTGGGCAGTTGCTCCACACCGATCACCGCCCACCCAACGATCTTTTCGTCAAGATCCATTCTGAGCAGGGTCCGCTCTCCGCGGCTGAGCATCATCTTCAGTTGATCGCCGCTGATCTCGCCGCCTGAAGTGGCGCATGCAAGGCCCAGGCGATGCGCACCCTCTTTCCAGGCCACGTCGATATGCGTCGAAGGCACCACAATCAATTTATTCATCAGTTACCCGTCAGGAAGCGCTTTTGCACCCAGGTGCCCGGACTGCCGGAGACGACACAGACCCATCCCTCGACGACGTATTTGGAGCCGGCCGTTCCCAACTCGGAAGGGGCCGAGTTCTTTACAAAGTCGCCCTGCATGTTGGTGCCGGCCGTTGGTGTCGACGTGAGCGCGTTGTAAGACGCGACGATGCGCCCCTCGGAAAGAAGGTTGACCTGGGTTGCATGCTCACGAAGCTCGCGCTGCATTACCGGGTCGTTTGTGCCCACTCGCGGTGTCGTGTTGAGCTTGGACATTCCTGTCACCGCATCCCGGCCTTAGTGAGGCTCGCATCCATATGCGTGAGTCTCACGGGGCCAGTAAAACTGAACGTCGCCTTGTGCCAGCGAGCGGATTGTCTCAGGTCAAACTTGCCATCCAGCACGGCTCCGGACGTCTCCGCAGTGAAGCCAACACCCGAGTTCTGCTGGATGAAGGTCTGCACGGATGCGGAAGTAGGAGCGACGGCATAGCGGATGCGGATTCGGTTCAGGGCCGAGACAGCATCGTCATCACCCACCTCGCCTGTCGTCATCGAACTGGCGACGGAGGCGCCGGTCATCGATTGGAGTTGGTGCGAAGCGTTGAAGATGGACATCGACTTGCCACCAGCCAGCCAGAATTGCGAGTCGAACGAGTAGGACGACAAGCCGTCAATGGTGGCGGAAATGGCCGAAAGTCCATCAATGGTCACGCCGTTCGACACGTAGTTGAGGGCGGCCTCAATGGTCCGGTTTGCAACGCCCCATTTCTTTGCGGTGATGTGATAAACAATCGCCGCATTCGGGACTGTCGAGCCGAGCGACGGGTAGAACACCCACACCAGATTCTTCTGCCGATCGAAGGTGCAAATGGTTTTGTAGCGATAGGCCGGGTTCGAGTTGTCGTAGAAAAACTGCCGAACAAAGCCGTCAGCGACCGGAATTGGCCGGGTGCCGTCGAAGATCCACAGATTGTCATCACCGACGAAGAAGTGCGCGCCGCCGATGTCACAGATAGCCTCCTTGCCGACACAACCCGCGTCACCGCCAGGCACCTGAATCCAGTTCCACACGGTGGGAGCACCGACGTACTGACCCAGGTAGATGGAGCGCGTCTTGTAGGCGATTGCGTACTCGCCAAGGCGCATGCCCGCAGTGAGTCGACCAGCAGTGGCCACAAGGCGCCCTGCCGTAGCCTGAGTCGCAAGGCTCGGCGTCCACAGCGTGTCGTCGAACGCGGCGCAGCACTGCCACCCATCAGGCTTTTCTGAGCCGTCATTAAGGTTCAGCGCCATGACAAAGGCGCCTACCGTGAAAATGATTTCAGCCTTCGGAGATCCGGAAATGTCGGAGAATGCCGCACCTGTTGAGCGCTGGATCACGTCTGCGCGGTTTGCACACAGCGTGGCATCACCGAATTGGGTAATCGCCCACCGGGTATCAACACCACCTGTGTACACCGCCACCCGGGAAACATCGGACCATGCCCCAGATACCAGTTCGTAGAGCTTGGTGGTCGTGCCCGCAATGATCCGGCGCGTGTCGTCGAGCTTTGACACTACGGCGGCACCAATGCAGGCTGCAGCCAGAACAGGCGTTGAGGCAGGCGTGGCCGGCTCCGGTGCACCTTCCATACCGTTCTGGTAGGGAATCAGGTTCGCGCAATTTGAGATAACGCCAGGCGTCGTAACGTCGGCATCCGGCGCAAATCCGAGCAGAGGGATCATCGCGCGCGCACCTTCATGGTGGACCCGCTGTACCAGTCGACGCCGTTTATACCTTCGACGGCCTGGGCATATAGCTGCCCCCAGGTAGCCAGGCGCTCATCGTTCATGATGAACGGCGTGGCCGCGAGCAGGGACGCCCACAGGTAGGCGTCTGGCCAATTGGTCAACAGCCAGTTGGTGGTGTTCGACACCGAAAGTGCTGGAATGCGCTGCCGATAGGTCAGTTCCAGCGAATAAATCGCATCGGGGATCGGAGCCAGTTCAGCATTTGCGCCTACTACCGTGAATACAACGGGCTGGCCAGACGAATTGTCCGAAAAATCGACGCTCAACTCATCAGGGGAGCGATAGGACAGCGGCTGATTATAGGTGCCCGCCACCTGGAGACGGCGTATCTCCAGCATGTCAGTCGGCAACACTACGGTTTTCACACCAACCACTGTAGGCAGCGTGGTTTTCGTGTCCATGAAGCGCGCCTGCAAGTCTCTGTTCAGTTGCGACTCTGCCAGGGTGATGAAGTCGGTGATGCTTGCCGACAAGTCGCCACGGTTGAGCCAAGACGCCACAGAAGCTTGCAATTCGGAGTAGTTGGTGATGCTCATACCTTGCCCTTCCAGATTCGAAATGCGGACAGATCAGGGTCGTTGAGCATCCGGCGCATGTGCTCCTTGTTGGAGATGCACTCATGAAAGGTGATGTCGTGCTTGTTGCAGTAGTCCTCGATGATCACGAACGGGATTTTGGCCGCGTATTTCATTTCCGACCCGCCATGCATCCCGGCGTTGTGCAGGGCCTTGGCGTGCTCGACGATGGGCGTGCAATCCTGCGTACGCTCGACTGTCATGCTGCCATCGTGGAAATGGAACTTCGTCTCGAGGTCGAGCATCACGCGTTCTCCATCGGGGAGACCTGTACGACGCCAGGCGCGGTGACCTGAATCGCAGCAACCTTGGTGCAGCCGCTGGTTGCAAGCACGACCGCATCCCCTGGCTGCACCAGAAGGTCGGTGGTGAGCGCGACAGGCGTGCCAGAGCCGATACGCACAGTCGCGGCAGCAGTCGCGGAAATACGGATGTACTTCGGCACGTTGCCGCTCGAATCAAGCGGGATGGTGGCGTTGGCAGATGTGCCGGACGTGGCCATGGCGATGCCAGTCACCGTCACAGTGATGGCGAAATCGAGGGTGTTACTCATGGGTGAACTCCAAAGAAAAACGCCCCGAAGGGCGTTACATCAGGCCGGGTTCAGGAACACGCTGATCGCGCCGACGGCAGACGTTGCGGTGCCGGTGAGGTCGAAGACGATGGAGTCGCCAGCGGCCAACAGTAGGTCGCTCGCGGTAGTCGACAACGTCAGTGCTTGCTGGGCGTTGGCAGTACCGACCAGGTTGAAGCTGGCGGAATGCAGCGCAGTGCCGGAAGTGATTGCCGTACCGCTGGCCGCTTTGCGGATCACCGCAGTGCAGGCGCCACCGGTGCCAGCCACATCGACCCGGCCACGAATGGCCTTGACGGTGTATGGGCGATCGGCAGTGAACATCGTGCAGTCAACGATGGACGCGGTGTAGTTCAGCGTCAGCGGAATGAAGCCGCCATCGCCGCCGGCCGTACCCTCGATGCCGAGCGAACTGTCGGCATTCTGTTTGATCATGGGCATGTGATTTCTCCTAAAAGAAAAAGGGGAGCCGAAGCTCCCCTTGGGTGATTGCCTCAGGATCAGAGGACGTCGTAGATCGCGCCGTTAGCCTTAGGCGCACGGGCTTCCACACACCACTCCACTTTCAGCATGCGCTTCTCGGAGTCGCCGGTTTTGGCCAGTTCGTCGGTGCTGAATGGGCGCAGGTAGCTGATGGCCCACTTGTCCGCCTGGAGCACGAACACGTCGTTCGCATCTTGGAAGCGCGAAGGGATGGCCTTCAATTCGCCGAAGTCCGACACGTACACGTCGACCGAGGCGAACAGCTTGGCGTCTTCGCTCTTGTCGAAGCGGGTGGCGTTACCGGTGAAGGTGGAGAAGGTTTGCTTGGCGCCAGGCGGCAACAGGATCGAATCCGGATCGCCGCCAGCGGTGAAGCACTTCTGAAGCACGTCCTTCAGGCGAGCCTCGGTGAACGCGATTGCAGTGCCCTTGGTACGACCAGTGTTGCCGGTGTACGAAGCCAGGGTGCCGCCGTTGCGGTTCACGTTGTCCACGACCCAACCAACCAGGCCGCGAGACTGACGCGGCGCGGTAGCCGAGACATCCAGCTGGGTAGCCGAGCTCTCCATGTCGCGGCGCAGTTCCAGCGAGGCCAGGCTGAGCTGGTAAGCCAGTTCATCCTTGCGGCCAGCCGGGTTCATGCCTTGCTGGGTGCCGGACACGATCACGGTTTTGGTCGAGA